GTTTGTTTTATTGGCGAGTCGAGAGTTTGTACTGTCGGCTGTATCGCGGATAACACGCACTTCGTATTGACCAACAGTCGCTGGCGTAAAGAATAGCGTTGCGCGACGAGGCGCTTGGGTATTCCCTGACATAACCAACACGCCGCCAGCACCGGCTACAAACCTCTGACGAATTTCTACTTGAACGCTAATCCAAGGAGAGCCGCCATCATCAAATATGGACGATGATGTGCCTCCTGCCTCAGAAACAAAACTATCGTATTCAGCCTTAGAGATTTCAGTTTCTGAATAGCCGTTTTTACTGATGCCAAACAAGTTGCGCACAATTCTGACATAATAGTTTTCGTAGCGGCCAGCCACAAAACCTGTTCCGCTAATGTCAATTCTGCTTGGGTCAATCCAAGTTGATGTTCCAACTTGGCGATACTGGACTCTAAGCGTAACACTCGTTGTATTAAGACCTCCTTGGTCATTTGCGTAATAAAGCGTACCCTCAATATCAATGCCGATTTTGTATGTATCAATTGATGTCGTGCGGACAATCCAACCAGCAGACTGCTCAAGTGCTGCGCCAGGTGCTGAGTCTACATTGCCGGGAAATGCTGGTATTTTTGCTGTAGCATCCTGATAATTCCAGTTCCAGTCTGAATAATTTGAAAGTAAGTTATCACCGATTTTATATTCTGTGAACTCACTAAAAGAAAGCCCTTGACCAAATATCTGATACAAATACTGATCTTCACCGTGATATTCAGTAAACGGCTTGGATGCTAAATCAAAGAAAATGCGATGCCTCCCCATAAGGACTGGCATAGATTCATACAGACGCTGGCGGTTTTGACCGCCTGAGATGCCGTAGGTTGGTGAGGTTTGCGTTGACGAGCCACTCATGTTGCCCATGTCAACGGCTGGCATTTGTGCTGCGAATATCGAATTGACTATCGCTGAACCAATAATCATTATTGCTGCTGGAACAGCAGTATAAGCAAAGGTGCCAGGAATTAAATAGTATTGCTGTAATGCAACAGCAACAACAATAATTGCAATCATCGCAACGATTTGCAACGGATTAGAACCACCACCGCCACCGCCGCCTTGCACTTCTGCTTTGACGTTGATGATTTGGCCAGGAGCAGGACAAACGCTATCCCATTCCGCAACGGTCAACAGACGGTCATCAAGAATAATCGAGATGGGTTGGTGTTGGTCTATGCCATTTGCGATGAGAATCTGTCGTACAGTCAGCCCTTGTTTCCACTCTTGAGCACGATACTGACAGTTTGCGGCTGGAAGAACAGGGTGAGGGCGATAAATGATGTCTAGCTGTTCTTTAATCATTTCCATGAGTAATATCCCTCAACCGTTAGGAAAGCTCGATTCAGCTCCCTGATACGGTGTAATACTACCATGCCAGCGTTCTCCATTGCGTGTAAAACACACGGCTCGCCATTAACAATGCAGTAAGCTCCGATATGGCTTGGACGGCCTCTGTTAAGCATTAGAACTGCATCACCTTCCTGCGGGTTTTCAGTGCGTTGACCAAACTCAGCCACCAAGTCAGACATCTGTCCAATACGGCCTAAACGCGATGCCGCCCTATCCACCTCAATATCAGTCGGTACAGGAAGGCCAAACTGCTCGCTTCTGACTCTGGATAATAGCCGAGCGCAATCAGCCGTATGCGTGGCATAGGGCTGTCCAATGTATTTCTCAGACCAGTGGGGCATGTCTAAAATAACCCAGGCGAGTTTGTCGGATTGTAGCGGAAAGACACGGCTGGCTTACCAAATAGGTTTTCAAAGCCGAGTTCGGCACTAATTTCCTGCATTGTGACGTTGACATTGAACAGGCTCATTTGAATCTGCCACTCAACCAAATCTGGATTGCTTCGCAAAACCTGTTTGAATGTGGCTGTCGAACCTTGTCCGCCGCCAGTTGTTTCAATCCAGTACATCAAATCACGACTGACGTTATCAATGCTCAGACGTGCTTTCGGTAGCTGATTCTCAAAGTCGTCAGGCAATACACAACGGAACGGGAAGCCGACATAAAGATTGCCGTTGCTGGTTAAGTCTTGTGTGTCATTGACAACACGAACAGGCTCATCCAGTTCGGCGTGGTCAATCTCTAGCAGAATTAGCGGCGCTTCAGGTGCATTAACTTCGGCCAGTGTTGATTTATATGCAGCAGAAAATTCCTTTGGCATATCACACCCACGATTCAATTTGAGCTGTAATTTCCCAGTTCTCCATATCTGGCGTCATCGGCTGTGACGTATAGCCGCCGTCTTTGAAACGCGCCTGAACAGTGGAGCCTGATACGGGGTCAACGAAGTCAAACCAAGCAGAACCGAGCTGTAGGTCAGTATCGTACCAGTCCTCAAAGTCCTGAAAACCTGTCTTTGATGCCAAGTAGATTTTGACCGAGCGCACCATCATAACCTTGGATTTGACCTTGGCCTGTTTGGGTGGGCCGGAGTCCATCTCTGTGCGAAGCAGTGCAGACTCTTTCTTCTGGCTGTATCCGCTATACAGAATCTTGGCATAAGCAGGGAAAGTCGCCATTATGACTGCCTCCGAAGATTATATGTGCTGCTAATTTGTTGTGAGATTGGGCCATTTCGCTGAAGATCAGAGTTGACCGCCTTGCGAACCATGATGTCAATGTCAATGCCGGTGTCGTTCTTACGCGCTGTGGCAGTGGCTTGGTAGCCGTCAGCACCCGCTTCGTTTTTCACGTTGATGGTTACATTACCGCCACCATTTGCTCCACCTACCATAGGCGCAGAGCCGACTAAGCCGCCATCAGCATAGCCGCGCATCATGCGGTACAGATTGCCGACCCCGATACGGCTAGTGGCTTCTTTGTTCATCACGAACTCGCCAGCATGAACAATACCGGCTGGCTGATATTTGCCGCCATCTCCTGTGTAGCCGCCGTCTGCAAATGGAGCCCACCCAGAAGCATCTTCACCAGAACCGCCTGTATATGCTGGCCCTTGGAAAGAGCTTGATGCAAAAGCGCCAATTGCAGACCTGGCTAATCCTACCAAAGCCATAGTCACATAAATCCGCATGATCTGCTTAATTACAGATTGAGCAAAATCTCCAAAACTGTTTTTGCCAGTCATGGCAAAGTCAACAATGGAATCTGCCATGCCGTCAAAAGCATTAGTAAATACTTGCTCAACATTTTTAGCCATGTTGGTTGTATTGTTGAAATAGTTTTCCATCGAACGCTGCATACCGTAAGTAGCACTGCGCTCTTGCTCCTGCCGAGAGGTAATCATGGCTGTTTGAATAGCGATGGCTGACTGCGCAGCCGCTTGCATCCTAGCCATTTCTTCTTCAGCAATCGTGCCATTCTGACGCTGCAAATCCTGAATAGTCTTTTGCAGTTCTGCCTCAATTCGGTATTGAGCATTAAGCACTTCAACTTCTTGCGCAGAACGCCCTAGTAGAGAAGTCTGGAACTGAATCTGCTCATTGGAGCGAAGCATTGATTCAACAAACTTGTCAGCGCCAACGCGCTGATTCTCAAACATCTTTTCAAGCGTGTTGTCGGCTTTGGTTGGCTTGGTTCCTGGAATGGCGATTTGGCCTGTGGAGCCAGCTTTCTGCATCTTCTCGTTAAGAGCTATGCCCTCTTTCAAAGCCTTGTTCCGTACAGTCTCTTGTATTGCTGCTTTCTCAATTGTATCTAATACTTTTCGCTCTGCTTCACCTCTACCTTTAAGCAGCGGCGTCAGAATTTTATATGCGTCAACGGCAGTCATGGTGCCGTCCGACATAGATTTCATCGTGTCTCGGAACGTAACGCCTTCTTGTCCAAGCAGATTAAACTGAGTTGCCATCTGAGTTGCTGCTGAACCCAGTGTCTTGAATGTCGGAATCAGTTGGATACCTGGCGTTCCAAGTTCAATCAATTCCAGCTTCAGTGACTTCATGACATCAAGCAAGCCGAGAACTGCAAGCCGCGCATCCATTTGCGACAAGATGAATTGCCGTGTCGCAGCATCTGCCTCATTAAATGCTTTGGCTACGTTATCCAAGCTGATAGTGCGAAGTGTGCTTTCCAGAGCTGTTGTTGCAGTGTCAACTTCTTCCACAGCATCGCCAAACTTCTTAACGCCTTTTGCGCCGCTTAGTGCTTCCACAGCCAGTGGGATGAACGCACCGCCTAGTGCTGCCACAAGACCGAGCATTGCACCAGTCGGGCCAAATGCACCTAAGAACTGTGGAGCCTGTTGGCTAAATGCTCGCATGGCAGACACGCCGCCAGATACCTGAATCACAAAGTCAGTTATCTGATAGCTGGAGTTCTGGATGATCTGGTTCATGTTACGGAAACCAGCTTGGCTTTGCTGTACAGCGCCATTTAAGCGAGTTGTCGCTAGGGCAGACCCCATCTGCCGTGCTGCATACACATCGGCCTGTTTAGCTAGATGTGCTTGTTGCGCTGCGGTGCGAGCTGATTCTGCCGCCAGCTTGCGCTGTGCTTCTGCATTAAGTTCAGAAGCTCTAGCGGCTTGTAGCATTGCTGCATTTTGGGCACTTAGGGTTGCTGCTTTCTGTGCTGAAGCGAGTCGAGCGAACTCAGCGCCGAGGGATTTGCTGTTTGCCTCAACAAGTTTTAGCGAGTTGTTGAGCGAATCATAGCTGACAGAAAGCGCTTTTGCCGAATTTCCAGCATCATCAGTAACTTTGCCGAATTGCACAGCGTGACCAGACGCTTTCTGAAACTGGCTGATAAGTCGGTTTAGTTGGTAACTGGCTTTTTCAGTACCAGTCTCAAAGGAGCCTGTGTTCGCAAGAATGTCTACAACGATGCTTCCAGCGGCCATGATTAGCTCCTTCTAGGCGGCTTGTCGATACCTAAAGCCTTAAATGTACGCAAATCTTCTTCAGAGTATTCGGTGTTCTCAGCCAGCGAATAATCTGGGTGCAGCCATTCTATCATCTGCATAATGTCGCCACCAGCCATTGAACGCGCAATAAACGCCGCGGGACGGTGATAACGGTGCATGTCATCAAACGGGTGCATCTTATAGAACGAAATCCAGCGGCTGAACTCAGCCTGTGACATGACAGACTTGAGTTCAGCGACTGTTCTACCACCTAACGCTAGTGCTAATACATGCCAAAAGTGTTCATCACTTTCGGCATCTACTCCTTTTTTTCGCCACCTAGACCATTCACCTCACGAACCGAGTCCAGAATTGGGCCGACTACGAGAGGTTTGAGTTTCAGTGCTTGCTCAACGGTAATTGCAGCTTTGCCGTCAGCTTCACAGAGGCTCAGAGCAATCAACTTAGGGCTTGCCATGACCTGCACTTCTTCATCAGACGAATTAAGTGCATTGACGTAGCGAGCGATGTCAGCAGCCGTGAGTTCCTTGAAGAACAGTTTGTGCTTCTTACCATCGGGAAGTTCGACTTCACGTTCTACAACTTCAGTCGAAACAAACAAAGATTTGTCTAGCATTTTTACCTCTTAGTTAAGCCTTGTACGACCAGGCAACAGAACCAGAACGCTGAAGGGTCAGCGTACCGCGCACGACTTCATTGGTAGCTACGTCGATGTTGATGTCAGCAACGAAAGCGTCAAACGAAGCGTAAGTACGGGTTGAGGCAAAGGAAAAAGCGCCAGAAACGATAGTCGGTGCAGCCGTACCATCCGACAGGCCGATTGCCCATTCGGTCACATCGCCGCTGTCATGCAAGTCAAGCAGGGTCTGATGGCTGGTATCAGTCGGGTCAAAAACGAACGGAACCGAGATTTGACCAGGGTTGCCAAGGCCGCTGACATACGATTTGTCATCGGTAGCGTTCAGGCAAGTGGTTTCAATCTGGTCACGAGTACCGCCCAGACCAGTAATACCAGTCGGGCAACCCATCGTGATGACGGACGAACTATCAATGAAGTACAGATTAGTACCTTGGGTCTTAATGCTCATAATTTACTCCTTTATCTCAGCGCCGAGATTGTTTAACGGGAAGCTATAAAATCAGCCTCTAACGCCATTCTATACAATTTTGTATCTGTTTCCCTACTATCAATAATAATTCTGTTGCTAATCAACTGACTGTCTAATGCGGCACGAACGGCATAGGCCAAAGTTTCAACGCCAGCGTCAGTTTCAGACCAGCAATCAAT